CGTTGAAGTTGCTGACGTCCCGGGAGCCTTTGAACTCTGGAAATACGGAAGTTCCCATATGGTCCCCGTACGACCTTCGCCGGGTTTCTGCCAGATGTACTGGTTGTTGTCATCCTTGAGAGTCCTGATGTAGTGCTGCACAAGACGGTTATAAACGAACTTCGCCATCGCAGCGTCTTCTTCTGCCAGGTTGTAGATCATCTCAGAGAGATCATCCGCACCGATAGAAGAAAAGTTCGCACCGCTCATCACTACGCTGTTACCCGCAGCTGCTGTTAGCACACCAGAACAAGGACTGCCGGTACCGTTAAGTACCTGGTTGTCCAGTTCCAAACCGATGGCGTACATGAACTGTTCCGTCAAGAGTCCGACTATATCGATAGCCGAGTCTGACAGAAGTTCACGGGAGATACCATCGGTCAAACCTGCCAGCTTCTTAGCCGTCAACTCCACCTGCCCGAAAGTAGAGTTACTTTCTGTAGGCGCGGCAGCTTCACTCGGCCAGTTAACCGAAACTCTGGTGAGTTCGGTCGGTATCGGCATAGTCTGATGGTTCATCTCCATCACCGTACAGTCCTGTAGCGCAAAGCTTTTTTCTTTGGCCAGCTTGATGAGGTCGCTCTGGAACTCATCCGGTACAGTGTACCCGCCGAGAGAGTCGGTTCCCTCAACGAGTTCGGACGCTTTCTGGGCCGTCTGCAGTTTTTGCTGGGCCTCGATGTCTCCAAGCATAGCGTCCTTGACATCGATCATGAATTTCGAGAACTCTTCGAATTTCTCTTCGTCCGCGAGGACCTCGAACTCATGTTTGTTCTTCATAACATGCGATTTAAGGGACCTGCCCTTAAAAAGCAGCCCCTGCCCGGACATACCCATCTTCGAGATTTTATACCCGCTGTACTTCTCTGTAGATGAGTGCCTGTTAATAGCAGGACCGCCCTTTGCCGGAAGATCTTCGATCTTACCGACTCTTTTCTCGAGAGCGTCATGTTTGTCGTTCAGGGTTTTTACGCCGTCTCTTATGCCTTTTACAGCATCAGTGACGACTTCTTTCACCTGGCCAATAAGATCCTTGTTAGCAACCTTACCGTCAGCGTCGGGGGTTTTCGGTTCTTCCACATCGACCGGTTCCCAAGTCTTCCCGCAAGAAGGGCAAAACTTTAGCGCACTCTTCTCGCCTTCGTGAACATGGCCGCAGTGCTTACATTTGAACTTCATGTTACAGCTCCTTTGTTAACACGTCCTTTACCGCGTCAACCACTTTGGCGGAGTCCTCTCCCCCGGGAGTGTTCTTAGGAGTCTTGCGCTCCGAACCTCCGAAGAGGACCTTGCTGTAATGGTCCACGCTCTTATCTAACTCGCCCTTTTTTTTCAGGTCGAGGATAATGCTTTTTATTGTTGTCTTGATGTCACCATTTATCTTGTCCCGGACTTTCTCCACCAGCTCGTCAAGTGTTTTTATCTCTCCGGTCCAGTCTTTCGTTACTTTTTCATCGTCCTGTCTCATGGGCTTGTACTGACTGGCTTTCTCGACTTCGGCATACGAAAGTATTCCTTTAGACATGGCCTCCTGTATGCTTTTCTCTGTGACAAGCGCCTGAGGATTAGCCGGTACGCTCACCAGAGAGATTTCGAGCAGTTCTGTTTTTGTGAAGGTCCTTCTTGGGTCCTTGTCGCCTTTTCCGAGATTCCATTCTTTCGGAATAAACCCTATTGATGACGCTTTCATGAATCCGCTTTTATAAAGCTTGCGGTATATGTCAGCGACGGGGTTAACGCCTTCTTCGGGAAATTCTATGCGGAATTTTAGCTTGCCGTTTTCCAGCTTAACGCTTTTCGCTCGGCCGATGGCCGGCTGCCAGTAATCATGTGCCGGCAGGACCACAGGATTCTTTTTGTAGTTTCTGAGATCTATTCCGTCAGCAACTATGACCTCATCGTCACGGTCTCTTGTCGCTGTGGATCCCACTATCTCTATCTCGTTATCCCCGACCGCCTTGACTTCAAGTTCGGTCTCGAAATCATATCCCAGTACATCGTTGCCTTTTTCATCTTTGCGTAAAAACCTTGCCATGTTAAGCCTCCTGTTATTCGTCTTTAACCACGGGTATGAGCGTGCAGCGACAGTTAATAACCTCACTCGCCGGTCCTTCCCCCCCGGGGAAATCCAGCCCGTTAACAAACGTTTTTTCCATAGGTATAGCGCCCTGGGCGGCGCACGACTGATGAGATGACCTTGCCTCGGTATCGGCCACCACCCAGCGTTTTTTCTTAACGCCTATTTCTTGGTAATAGATTGTGCTACCGCCGTTCATCGTACCTGTAACCTCTGTCCGGGCAATGGTCTGTGCTCTGTTAGCGGCCATGTTATAGACATGACGTACCCGGTCAGCCACATCTTGCGTCGTCTCGCCCAGATCTGCGCTCTGCATAATAGCATCACGAATCTGGTCTTTGATCGTCTGGTTAATAGCGGTTATTTTCTGGGCCCGGAACGTGTAAAGAGACCCTTTCCGGGCTTCCAGAATCTCTGCGTTAAAACTGACCTCAATAAACTCACGCGCTGACTCTATGCCCTGATCTATACTCTCTTTCAAATACGGTCCTATCCTCCGGATAAGATCATCGTCCTGCTCGCCCCAGTCTATGTTGATATTGACATCTTCAACTTCTTTCCGAGCGTTCTTCTCTTCGATGTCAGACAGTACGAGTTTTCTCTGTTCGAAAAAGTAACGTTTAAGAGCAGACGACATCTTCCCTTCGATAGGGCTGTGTCTTTGCAGGAACCTTTTCCAGATAGCGGACATGACTTCTTCGTTCTCCTGCTTGACCACTGTCTCTGTAAGCTCTATCGCCTTATCTGCTTTGCTTTTGCCATCATCCTGTGGGATAACCGGGGCTTCTCCTGCGGGGACCTGGTTGAACGGTATCCACCACTTATCTCTCCATGGCTTACTGTCGAACCCGAGTCCCAGCCGTTCGTTTATTTCGTTACCAGTGAAACCCATAGCCCACAATTCTTTTGCCGTTTCCACCTTGTCCTTGAAATCTTCCTGATACGCGACCACATTGGAATAATCGAACCCGAAGAATAAGCCGTCGTTTTCAGGTTCCAGCAGATGTGAATTGAATCCGTCCTCTATTTTTCGCAGAACTGGCATGATCCCATATGTCCAGAAGATTTTCATCTGCCCCATGAACGTAGCGTAATTGACGTCATCGGTAATATTAAAAAGAGCTTTTGGAACACGCCAAACCCCCAGGATCTCTTCACGGCTGAACTTTTTCTGCTCGATAAAATCCATATCCTTATGCGACTGCGTCACGGTTTTTATATCAACATCACCTTCGATAAGCGCCGTTTTGAAGGCTTTTGACGGCCCCCGAAACTTCTTGTTTATCCAGGCTTGGAACCTTTCGCGTTCGTCCTCTCCCATACCGTCTTTAGCGACGAAGAACGAATGCGGCAACGCATTATTATCAAAAAAGGCCTTATTGTACACAAGGCTCTGGTAATCTATGTCGAGTATCTTTTCGAGCGGTTTTGTGGGAGCGTACCCCCGGAAGATATCAGACGGGTTAAAATCCTTGATATGGATAATCTCTCCAAGCTCGTAGGTCTGCTGGCCGTAACGCCATCCCACGATCCGTCCGTCACTGCGTATCTCCTGAAACTTCTTAGGATTAAAGGTCCATAACTCTGCCGGAACGCTACTCGCCCCGGTCATCTGCCCCTGGCTGGGAGTCTTTATGATGAAACATTCGCCATAGAGCGCGTAATACCCCGTTACCGCCTGCAAAAAATCCCCTATGCTCATTAAGGGGTTTGGCCTCATGAACAACTTCGCCCATCGTGGGTTATCTACCTCTTCGCTCTTATCGATATCTTTATAAAATTTCGGTTTAACCTGGGGGACGTTATCGGCAATTGCTTTTACCGCCTTGTATACGCTCAATACCTGCCCATACGGATCTGTAACCTTTTTCCCCAGATACAGCGATGTCTCCTGACTGGTAGCCCACAAATTAGACCAGCTTTTTTGTCTGACCGCATAAGCTATCCTGCCTACCAGGGCGTCTTTTACTCTCTGCACTATGTTCATATGTCTTTATCTCCGTTAGCTTTACAGGTCATGTATCGCAACCCGTTTCTTTTGGTGCGCCTTTATAGCGAACCCCAGCGCGTCTACATCGTCATCCACCTCTCCGCCTTTGCCGTCGAAATCCACAAGATGATCAACGAGTTTTATTACTCTGGGGTTATTTCTGTTAAATCTGACAGTTCCGTTCTCGATAAGCGCCTGGAACTCCATCACCCGTACGACCTTGTCCGTTGTTGTCTGTACGCCTTTTATCGGTACGCTTACTGTCTCCTCCCGGGCGACCTCTTCAACTCTCTGCTTTACCGCTTCCCCCGCGTTGTTAAGCTCGAACCAGATGGACTGGTATTTTTTTGCCGCTTGCTGCGCTACTACATGCTTCGCGAACGACGATACGCTCAGCTTTTCACATAAGGCGTCATCGACATATATGTACCCTTCTTTGTCTTTGCAGGCGTCCACCATCGCCATGTTATCAGCCGATGTTTTTTTCGATGTTGCTGTGTCAATACCGGCCGTACGTTTCGTCTCCGGGGGGAGAGCGTCATACCAGCGTATCCATTCACGGTGTATTACCTGACTCTCCGGATCTTTAGGCGAGCCTTGGTAAAGAGCGAACCAGACTCTTGAGCCTACATCGTGTTTGGTGTTTTCCAACACCTTCTCGTCGTAACGGTACGACCAAAGCGCCGCCCCTTGCTCCCTGTTTAAGAGATCTGGTCCTGCATTGACCTTATGGTCCGCTATTGCCGGTAAGTGCACAATGTCCCAGTCGTCCTGGTCCTCAAGGATCTTCCCCGCAAGATCGTGCTTGTGCCAGCGAGTCATGATGAGTACCTGCGCTGCTTTCGGCTCGAGCCTTGTTCTCACGACACTGCGGTACCATTCCCAGACTTTTGACCGGAACGTCTCGCTTTCGGCTTCCTGCTGGTTCTTAACCGGATCATCAATCACAAATATATCCGCTCCGAACCCCGTGGTCGACCCCCCTACGCCGGAAGCTATCATCCCTCCGCCTTCTGTCGTTTCCCAGTTCTCGCTGGACTTCGTATCTTTCGACAGGTTCGAGTCCGGGAAGACTATCTTGTGACGTTTATCGTTTACTAAGTCCCTTGTCTGACGTGAAAACTTAGTAGACAATAGCGCTGAATACGACGAGTGGATTATCCTTTTAGAAGGGGTCTTGCCGAGAACCCAGGCAGGAAACCGTACAGACGTCAACTCGCTCTTGCCGTGTCTTGGAGGCAGAAAGAACATAAGCTTTTTTATCTCGCCTCGTTCGACAGCTTCCAGTTTTTCAGCCATGAGCTGTATGTGCGGTGGCCGGTGGTACCCGGGAAATGTGAAAGAACAATAATTTATCAGGTGCCTACTGGCTTTCTCCGCGAGTATCCTCGCCATTTCCCTTTTTTGTTCCAGGGACAATTTTGCTAACAACTGTTCGGAGAAGTCCATCAAGCTCCTTTTCGCTTGCACCTTTTAAGTGATACTCACGGTCGATATTGCCTGAATGCTCAACCTCGTGTTTCTCCCGCCATTCCTCCGGTCTTCTGTTCTTGAGCCAGAAAATACACGCCGTCGTGTCGGGAGGATAATGTTTTATGTACTCTCTTTCATCGGTGATCTCGCCCTCGTATGTGGCAAACTTCGTGTCTGGATGAGAATACCCACAGGCCCGCTTGTAGAGGCTTTGCACAACCCGTGCGTCCGCAACGTCTTTGCCTCTTTTTAAGGCATGCAGAAACTTTTTGTCTTTTTTATATGTATTGAGTGTCCTCTCGCAAATACCGAGTGCATGAGATATTTCCGCGTCGGTAAGACCGAGATCCGCGAGACGGTTCATCAAGTCGTAATCGATCTTATTTTTCTTTGAAGGTCTTCCCCCGGGGTTCTTTTTCTTGGCAGGTCGTTTTTTTGTAGCTTTTTTTTTCTTAGAGCTTTTCTTTTTTGTGGCCTTTTTAGGCATTTGAAAGCCTCCGGGCATAAAAAAAGGGCGGGCCTCATGCGTTGAAATTATGAAACCCGCCCCTTTGGTTCTTCCATTCAGGACGAATAAATCCTCGGTACGGCGTGGGTTATCCCCTTTACCTAACCGGTTATGTGCTTAAAGTATATCTTATGTTTTTTTCTTTGTCAACTTATCAGGCATTTTTAACAAAACTTTTCTATTGAAATTTTATGGTTTAAAGTTCACGGTCTAAGGCTCGCGCGTAAAATTTTATCCTACTCACCCTTTCCGACGCATATTTTCCTTCTGCACTTCCTCCAAAATCCGCAACCACTAACGTAGCGTTGCCTTCGGCCTCTCCAGAAACCTCATGCC